TGTGGTTAATTTAATTTGTTCAATATCAAACTTTAATTCTGTTTCTGGGTATTTGTCAGAAATGTATTGGTAGATAAATCTTTCATTTCCATAAACATTAAAGTTTTCTACTTCATTATATTTTTTGATAAACTCACGACAATCTCTTACTGTACCAGGTTCAATTGGTTCAACAGGTGAACCATCAAGTGTTTTATATTTTGTTTTTCTTTTTGAATCTACAAATAGTGTTGGGTAAAACTTTTCACGAGTCGCAAAGTGTTTGCCATCTTCATATCCACGAACCAAGAAATTATCTCCGACCATTTGGACGTTAGTATAAAATCTCATTACGCAGTTAGTTCAGTGTATTTGTCTAGTATTGTACCATTAGGGTCTGCTATCGTCAATATATCTTCTGATCTTATCATAAACTCTGTTTGATTTGTAATATCTGCTTTCCAAGGCACCATATCATCAATACTATTGTAAACATATGGTTTAATTAATTTACAATTAGGATCTCCTATCTCTGCATCAACTTCTACTACTTCTGCAATAAGTGTGCAGTGAGCGTTTAATAATACACATTTAATCATCTACTTCCTCCATTTTGAATGAATCCAACTTATCTTGATATAATTTAGTTAGTGCATTGACAGGATCTACTACAGTTAAAACACTATCAACTGGTATAATCATTTGAGAATCTTTAGATAAAATCAACCAAGGAAGAAGTGAAACATCAATACCGAAATCACCATCTTTTTTTTCATCTTCAGTTATGAATTGTTTTTCATTTATAACATAAGTATGAGGATTATTAAGCAAATATGCTTGTGCATGTTCTTGACCCTCTGCCATTAATTCTTTCATATCTGATATTATTTGTTCACCAGATTTAAGTACAGTAATTTTAATTGACATTTTTCTAACTTAATTAATTGGTAGATTCCTATAGCCGCTTATGCTGAACCTACCGAAGGGCATAACCGCAGCCAGTATTTCTCTGACAGATATATTATAGCACAACTTTTCCAATTGTCCAACTTTTGTATCCAAACGCATCTATTGTATCGTGAGCATCTTGTTCACTCTCCTCTGGAATAACTAAACAATAACCAATACCAAGATTAAATACTCTTTTCATTTCCTCTTCTGGAATTTCACCTGCTAACATAATCTTTTGAAATATCTTTGGTAAGTTCCAAGAGTTGTAATTAATATCTGCCTTCAAACCATCAGGTAAACAACGTGGTAAATTTTCTGGAATACCGCCACCAGTTATATTTGCCATTCCTAAAACAGGAACTTCGTTAATTAATTCTTGTACAAGGGAAGTATAGATGTGAGTTGGTGTTAAAAACTCTTCTGTAATTTTAAGTTTTCCCTCTCTTGCTAAATGATTTACTAAACTGTAACCATTACTATGAATACCACTACTTTCAATACCGATTATAATATCACCCTCTTTAATTAATTTACCATCTATAATATCGAATTCTTCTACAATACCAGTTGTAAATCCTGCAAGATCAATATCAAAAGTCATTGGATGTTCAGCAGTTTCTCCCCAATCAGTTCAACATCTGCTAGTTCACATCCTTTAATTATACCCTCCATAATATCATCTACAACAGGATTAATAGTATTCAAAGAAATGTAATCTAAAAAATATAATGGTTTTGCACCGCAAGTGATAACATCGTTTACACACATTGCAACTAAGTCAATACCAATGGTTGTATAATCTCTGAGACGACTACATATACAAATCTTTGTTCCAACTCCGTCTGTTCCAGAAACTAAAATAGGTTCCTCATATCCACGAGGAACCTTAAACATACCACCGAATCCACCGATAGTAGGTACTTTTAATTTTAGTCTATCAACGAAAGCATTACCAGCTTCAATGTCAACACCTGATATTTTATAGGTAGTCTTTTCTTGCATGATGTTCTGGGACTACCTTACCCAACTTAACGGTAAGTAATCCATCTTTAAATAAAACCTCTCTGACTTCAATATCTTCTGATAGTGACCAGGTTCTGTTGAAAGATCTCTGAGCCAGTCCTTGATAGACATACTCGGATTCTTTCTCTTTTTCTTTTTTCTTTCCTTCAACAATAAGTTTTCCATATTCAGTATAAACATGAAGTTCATTTTTACTAAATCCCGCAAGTGCTATTTCTAGTATTGACTCAACATTATTTACGT